GATTGCCTGACCTTTGCATAGCAAGATAAGGATTTCTTCTAATACCAGCTATATCTAAACCTTCTCCTCTGTAATCTTCGTCTTCATCTTCTTCAGGTTGTCCAAGAAATTTTGTTAATCCTAATGATCCTATTCCATACAAAGCTGCTTTACCCATACCCGATAGTTCTCCACCTTTTCCAAACAAACCACTAGTTATAGTGCTTGGAGGTCCTTTTGTTCCAACTAAATAATTTAAAATATTGGGTTTAAGATTACCAAAACCAAAACCACCACTAGTAGCTAAACCTGGAAATGATTTACCAAAAAAAGTTCCACCACCAAGACCATATATACCTGCTCCTAATAATGCAGCTTTACCTAATTTACTTTTACTAATTTTTTTAATAGTTTTTGATATACCTTTAACAGCTTTTTTTGCTGCTTTTACAATACCACCAACTATGTATCCTTGTCTTAATCCTGCAATACCACCTTCTGCCATGCCAGATAATGCTTGTGCTCTAAATTGTTCAAATGACATTGGTTCTAATCCTTGTTCTATCATTTCAAAAACATATTTTTCATATTCTTCTTCTAACATTGGATCGTTTGAAGCCATCATCATGTTTTCTTTAGGTTGTACATCACCTTCTAATCTTAATTCTGGTGCGCCAGCTTGTAATGATGTATCTCCACCACCCATAAAGTTAGCTCTTCCACCATCCGCTTTTAAAAATGCAAATCTTTCATTAATATCTTCAGCTTTTTTTCTGTTGTCTAATAAATTTTGTCTAGTGTTTTCTACTAATCCCGATCCTATCTCTATGTCATCTGCTGGACGAGTTTCTTTTAAATCTAAATCAGTTGTTTCTTCATCATCTCCAAAGTTTATAAAATCAAAAATTTTTTCTTTTATACTTTTTTCTGGAACTACTATTTTTTTAGGTGTGACTACTACAGGTGTAATATTTCCACTATTTCCTGATCCTCCTCCGCCGCCATTTCCACCAAATCTTTCTTCAAATGTTTTTCCTGCATACTCTTGATCTGGATTTACATTACCACCATAATTTCCACCAGCTGATGCACCACCCGCAGGTCCCCCTGGATTAAATCCTGTTCTAACTATTCCACCTTTATTCATAAGTCTCCATGGTGTTGCTGACTCTTCAACAACAGGAGTTGTTGTTTCTGGTGCAGTTGATCTAATTCCTGAAAAACAATACGCAGGTGGGTTAGGTCCTTGACATGGATCATTTGGTCCATCTCCACCCACTGTTTCATGTCTTTTTCTTATATCATCATAATATTCATCTAAATCATCTTTTGTTTCAATATTACCTAAATTTTCCATTCTATTAAATGTAGAAAGCAATGTATTATAATTAGGGTTACCAAGACCTGTAAGTTTAGTTATTAAAGGTGCGGTTACAATTGTAGAAAAATCTGGTGTACTGTCTATATATTTTGTACTTAAGGGGTCTCCTTTGTTTTTTCCTGCTACTTTTTTATCATTTAAACCAAAAGGACCTAATTGAGTTTCAGTAGGCATATTATATTTTGTTCCTGCTTGAAAACCTGTGTCAATTGCTGGTCCCTCAAAATTAAAACTTTTAGTACCATCTGGATTAGTTCCTTGTTGAAATTGAGATTCTAACATACTAACTATTTCTTCTGCATCTATGTGTGGTTGTTTTTTTTCTAAATTTTTGTCAATGTAGTTAATCATTGCAAATTTTTTCTTGTCTGATATTTTTTGTGCTTTTGCTCTAGCTTTTGCGTTTTTTATTCTCTCTCTTTTTTCTGCTTCTTTTCTATTTATTTCATCTCTTTGTGCTTGAGTTCTATTTTTAATATCTCTTTTAACTTGTTCAGGACTTCTATGTCCTCCACCAGTTTCATTTTGAAAACCATATTGAGATCCAACTTTATCAGCATAAGCTTGACCTTTTTTTCCACCACCGCCCAGTGATACAGCAAAAGATTCAGTAGCAGCATCTTGTCCACCACCTCTAAGTCCTATACGTCCACCTTTTTGCATTAATTGTTTATACTGTTGTGAATTTGTTATAGCCATTATTCGTCCTTGTCAGATGATGCGCCTAAAGCTGGTATCTTTGCAACTTTAATTTTTACAGATCTTAAAATATCTTCTTTTACAGTATCTGTATCTGGATTATTAATATCGTCTTCTGCTTCTTTATCAGAATTATATTCTTGATTTGTTTTTGTATTCTTTAAAGTTATTTCTGCTTCACATTTAACGACAGGTACTTCTTTGCCATCAACTTTTATATATTCTACAGATCCTTCTTCTATAAATGCCATATATTAATCTCTATTTATTTGTAACACAGAAACAACCATATGTAACCTATTTCCTGTGGCTGCTTGTGCTTTTAAAATTTCGTTTTCTTGTATTATAAGGGGTTGTGTCAATAACTCAATAGTTGTATTTGCTGCAACTGCTTTTGTTTTAAACAAGTTAAATACAGATGCTCCTGCTGTAAGGGTAACAGATATACTGTCAGCATTACCAGAATCATCTGATACTAATATTGATTTAATAATACTAGTTGTAGCTGCTGGACCTGTATAAACAACAGTATTTGTTGTATCTGTAAAATCTATTTTTGCGTTTGTATATATATTAGCCACTTAAAAACCAAGAGATTCTCTCTTGCTCCTGTTTTAGCTCATCTAAAAATGTAGAGTTTAATTGTTCTTTCATTAAACCTAGAGCTCTATTAATTTGTTTTTGGTTAGATACATCATATTCTTGTTTTGGTTCTGGTATTCTTATATTTATCTTTGTCATTATCTACGCCCATCTGCTTGTACATCAACTCTAAAAGTTCCAAATCTCCACGACTCACTAGATGCATCATTTTCTATTTTAAAACTACAGAACCTACCACGTGCTCTTGTATCTTTTTTAGTAGTACTAGATGTTATAGTAAAAGGACTATAAGTACTATTAGTAGTTGATTGTTGAGGATATCTTTTTAATCCAATAGTTACTTTTGCATTTCCTTGTAATACTTTAAAATCTGGTACAAACCTTCGTAGTGCTAAAAATACTTCTCCAGCAACTTTAGGTCCTGAAGATTTACCTTGTGCATCTCTTTGTCTTTGTTCTAAATCAAAATCAAATGATTGTATAAAAGAAGAAACAGCAGTTGTAGTACCATTAGGATTAACTTGATCTGTTCCTACTTCGTGTTCAAAATATGTAGTTTGTCCTAAACCAGTTTGTCCAACCACCGCAGGAAATGTGCCGGTAGCTGTTGAGTTGTATTTAGTTGCATAAGGGTTTGGATATATAGTTGCATCTATCCAACTTGTTCTAGCTTCTGTTCCTGTGTACCATACACCTCCAGGTACACCAGCAGACTCACCAAAATTAAATACAACATATTTATCATTAAAGTCAGACGTTGAACTTGGATAGCTCCAAGTAATTTCTGTATATAAATTATTTAAACCTGCTGAAACTTGTTGTCCTTTTGTAGTATCAAAATTATCAAATACATTATCTTCAACAGTACAAGATAAAGATTTAACAGTACCATCAAACATAAAAAAACCTTTAGGACTTAACCAAAACGCAGCACCGTCTATTTCTACAACTGCATTTTGTCCTATTAATCCACAGTTAGTTCCAACTTGTTCAAAACCAAATGTAAAAGGAGAACCAATAAACTTCATTGTGTACAATGCATTATCAGTCCATATTAGAATAACTTCTTTTGCTTTTAGTGCACCCATAATTTTTGTGCCATCTTGTAATCTTTGTGTACCAGCTGTATTAGTTGCTGATGGTGCATAAACATTTATTGCTTCTTGGTCCGAGAACCTAATAAACATATCGTCTTGTGAATCAGGTGTGCCTATTATTGTTTCTGTACCTAAATGAATTAAGTGACGTGTTGTTGGTGAAATTAATGTAACTCTTGTTTTAGTTGGATTGTTTGTTGTTTCAAAATTAGATGTAGTTGTTGATGCACGTGTAGTTAATCTTGCAGCAATACCAGAATCCCATGTAAAAGTTTTACCATTTAATATTGTTGCAACTAATACTTCTCCATAATTACTTAATGACCAAAGACCTGGTTCTAGTGTAACGTCAGATGCTGCAGCTGCTTCACCCCAATTACCATTACTCCAAGGATCCATACCCCAACCATAACCATATGTTTGTTCTCTAGGACCAATGTGTTCATAAGGTATTACACTTAAACTACCACCAGTTGATACTGTGCCAGTTGCATTGCTTGATTGATTAATTGTAAATGTACCTGTAGTAGGTACACCTATTACTTGAAAATTTTTATCTTCAAAGTCAGAGTTTTGATAACCTGTACCACCTGGTAAAGTTACTGAATCTAATTGTACAATGTCTCCAACTTTTACACCATGTGCTGCTTTTGTAATTGTGCATGTTGGTGAACCATTTGTTGTTGCAATAGTTGCAGATGTTAATGTAGTTTTAACAGGTGTAATATCATATAGTTGACCTTCAAAATATAATAATAAAAATTTATCTGTTCCAAGGGCCACGTACCTATTACCATCGTTATCTACAAAAGCATGTTGTTTTCTAACAACACCTACAACTGTATCCGTAGTAAGTGAAGCCCAACCACCAACTTTTTCTGGTAGTCCATATCTAAATCTAACATTGTCAGAATCAACCCAACGGTTTTCAGCTCCAACCTCTGTGTCTTGTTTATCAATACCGGGTTTAAATTTAAACTCAATGAGAGCCATCTGTTAAGCTCCTATATTTTATCTTTATAGACCCAACCTCTAGCCGTATTAACATAGACTAAAGTGAATGCTGCACCGTTTACACTAACTACTAAATTTGATGCTGAGCCCAAAATGTTAGAACCATTTCTGCCTATGGTTAAATTATTTGAATTAAAAAAATTTTTACTATCTATAAAATGCACTTCATTACCAATAGATGGTGAAGCAGGTAAATTTACTGTTACTGTTGATGCACTTGTATCTACTAATACTTGATCATTAGCAACTGTAGTATATGTACCTGTTGTAGTAATATATCCTTTTTGAACTAAACCTAGATTAACATTTGAACCATCTGCATAAACTAAACAAGTTGATGCTACAGGTAAACTTATTCCTGTACCTGACACAGTTTTAAAAGTTAAAGTATATCTATTAGCTGATCTATCTGTTGCGTCTTGAACTACATAAACTCTTTCTACTGAGTCTGGAACTGTTACAGTTCTATTAGCTCCAAGCGTACCTGTAAGTTTTAAATATAAATTTTTACCGTTAGATACTGCGCCATTGCTTATAGCTAATGCTTGGTCTGAAGATGCAACATCAATTGATATATATCCAGATGAAGCTTGTTCTAATTGTTGTAAATTGGTGTTAGTTATAGTACCCCATGTACCTGACTTCTCACCAGTAGTCATTAATTCTAATTTTAAATTACTCGAGTATGTTGATGCCATAATTCTCCTATGGGTTAAGTGGGTCTATTGGGACCCATGTTTGCCCTGCGTTTGGATCTATTGGATTCCATGATACCACAGAAACCGTACCTAATGCAAGGTTAATTCTACTGCCAGATGGTCTAACTCCTGACCCAATTGTTGTATTTCCTACAGCTACGTTTACTCTTTTTCCATTAACTAAAACTACTACATTTTGTATTCCGACCCCTGCAAAAGTTGTTGCTGAAAAAGATGTTGCTCCAAAAAACATATTATATCTCCGTCCAAATTTGAGTAGCGTTTGTTGGTACCGCTTCCCATTTTCTAATTAATACGTCAGATGTTCCAACATTAAACCTATTACCAGTTGGTAATATTTTAGCTTTAGCTATTACTGTTACATCACTAGTAGCTATGTTAACTCGTTTTCCTGTAACAATAGCTGTTGCATTTGCTTTAGCTGTTGCATTACCAAGAGCTACTTCAAAGCCATTGCCTGTAACTGTTAAATTACATTTACCAATAATTGTAACATTACCAGTGCCAATATCTAAACCTTGACCAGTTATATCTGGTTTAGCACCTGCTTTTACTATTACCGTTCCATTTGCTAGTTCAAATGCATTACCAGTAACCGGTACATTTTTTGGTATGGAAGCTTGCGCGTTACCAATACCTAATTCTAAACCATTACCTGATAATACTTCTACAGCTTTTGCAACAATAGTTACATCACTAGTACCTATGTTTACTCGTTTACCTGTAACAGATACGTTAGCTTGTCCAATAATAGTTGAATTACCAACAGATACATTTAATCTGTTGCCTAATACATTAACATACGCGTTAGGAGAAAAACCTACATCTGAAAAGGCTGCTGCCGAAAAGGGTGTAGCACCAAAGTACATGCGAGGCTACCTCGCGTTGGCTGCAATATTATTAGTGCCGACCAGGGACTGGCCAAACGCCGCATAAATCATTGTATCACCATTTTCATTTACGTGACTACCAGTTGTTCTTATTTTAAATCCATTAGATAACATGTCTAATCTTATATTTGTGTCTTGTATATCATTAGCATTTGCATATATTCTATAATTTTTTTCATTATAACCTATTCTTTTATCATCAAACATTTCCCACGCTTCACCAGAATCTGTTTTATTTTTAATTAAAATAAAAGAAGGTCGAAAACCAGTGTAAACAAACGCTCCGTTAGCATTACCATTACCCTTGTAGGCTGAAAATTTTGAATAACCGGGTTTTTCTGCAAAAGCGTAAAACACAGGAGTGTAACCACTTGCATTACCATAGTTTCCACCACTTAAAGTAAATACAGAAGCGGATGGTGCAACATTATTCATCCAACCATCTGTTGTTTCTGCTGAAGTTTGGTCAAGATACATAGCTTTTGTAGCACCCATATTTTGATGATAAACTGCCCAGTTGTTACTATTATTTCTTGTTTTTACTATAAGCATAGCTGGTGCAACTCCTAACCCATGACCAACTGTAGCACCAGCAGTAGCATTTGCAGTATAAGTTCCAACACTAAATCCTGCTGTTGTATTTACTGATACAGTTGAAGTTATAGTTCCATCAGAATTTGATGAACCTGTGCCTCCTGCTTTCCAATTCCAACCAACATATGTTCTACCTGAACTTCCATTAAATTGATCTGAAGCTCCTAAAGTAAATCCATCTGCTCCAAAAGCTGTTAAACCATCTGCTACTGTTGATTCAGATCCATTGCTATTAGATGCTAGAGTTTTAGTTACTCCTCTAACTACATCTGTCCAAGCGTGATTTTCAGCAGAACCTGCTCTATTTTTTATCCATGTAAAATCAGGTTGAAATCCAACTCCTGTAATTCCTTGTGTGCCTGCGTTCCCACTATAGACTACTGAATTCATGTAAAGTTTAGATTTATTGATAGTCGTGTAAGCCATTATAAGTTTAACCCTTTCGTTGATAACGCGGTATAGCCCGCTGGAACATTGTACTCAAAAATTCCGTTATTACTAGCATTAGTTCCTGCACTAGCTACGGCCGTAGTTCCAAAAATTCCGTTCCCAAAGTTAGCTGACCATGTATTTGTTCCTGGGTTAACCCAATCTCCTGCTCCAAAGTGATAACAACCTGTTAGTGTTGAAGCTGCTGGTTGAATACTATAAGCACCGGTCCCCGTTGATCCGGAAGTTGGGTCGCCACTATTAATCCATGTTCCATTTTTTCCAAAATATAATTTTGAATTTGTAAGATCCATTGCAACCATTATGATATCGTTTGCTGCATAAGTTGCTTCGCTTGTATCAACATTACTTCCATTAGCTCTAACAGAGCCATCATCAACGTAAGCATAAGAATAATTATCTTGTGATAATTCATCTGTACCATCATTCATTTCATGGTCTGTTATACCAACAGTATTTGTTCCTGATCCTGCACTTACAGCTAATTTAAATTCAGCATAATATTTTCCAGTTGATGCGGCTAAAGTAGAACGTAAATATCTATGACCTGCACTTGGACTTGCATACGTTGTATTTCCATTACTTAGTGTTGCTCCATCAGATCCATAATATTCTAAACTGTTAAAAACCGAAAAAACATTGTCGGGACAATCTTTTGTAGCAGTAAGTGTACCACCACCAAGTGTAAAGTTATGACCTTCACCTGATTGGTCTGCAACTGCTGCATTATTTTTAAAAAGAAAGAAACCATTATTACCCCAAGCAACACTAGGAGTTACTGAAGTTTTAATTTTCCATTCGCCTGTCGTCGCGTCTGTGGAACCAAATAAAGTTGGTGCTTCTGCTGTTCCATCAATACAAGCAACATAAGACATTATACCATCAAAATAATCACCTGCATTTCTTTTACCAATAAATATTGTTGCACCATTACCTGTTAATTCAAAATTAGCATTTTGTGCAGGATAATTAGCTGTACTAAAAGCAGTTTCTTGTACTCCATTAATATATATTTTAACTCTATCTGATGATGAACCTTGTGTTGTATCAACAGCAACTACTGCGTTATACCAAGAATTAATGTCTCTAAATAATCTATCAGTCGCAACTGTTGTTGATGATGCTTGGTCAAATACTACAAAAGCATTAGCACTACTTAAATAAATTGCACTATCGTAAGAACCACTAGCATAACCATCAACTAACCATTGACTTGTTCCTAATTTACTTCTTTTAAACCAAAAAGAAAAAGTAAATTTTTGTTGACTTGTTCCTGCTGTTGCACTTCTTGATAAAAATGTATTAGCCATTAGTTAAACTGTGCTCCTCCTGATGATCCGTGAGATATTGTAATAGTAAACGCACGGTCTGCTGTTTGGGCCTGTGCATCTGTTGCTCGTATAGTAAAGCTATACGTAGTTGTAGCAGCTGACCCTGATTCAGTACCAGATATTACACCGGTTCCTGCATTAATACTTACACCACCTGGAAAAGTTCCAGATGTCTTAGCAAAGCTTGTAGCATCTGTTGCGGCAACTGTAAAGTTAACACTTCCTGTTGCGTCCACTGTTCCTAAACTACCTGCTGCAGTTGTCCATGCAGGTGCGTCAGATACAGTTAATATAGCTGATCCTGATCTTACAGCTAATCCATCGTTGTTTTCAATTCTAATAAAATATGTACCATCTACTGGTAATGTAAAGTTTGCAGTAATAGAACTTGCACTTGTAAATGTTACAGAATTTGCAGTTACTATTGCTCCTGTTGAAGAATTAATTGCATCAACAAAAGGAACTTCTTGAAAATTAGCTCCAGCTATAACTACGTTTGTTGCATCGTTTGTAATAACCGTAGGAGTAACTGATGAAATTGTAGGTTTTGTTTCTGTTACTGTTGAAAAAGCTAAGGTCCCTGATCCATTAGTAGTTATTGATTGACCATTTGATCCATCAGCTACTGGTAATTTTAAAAATACACCTGTGTTAATTGTAGATGAATTATGATTTATAAAATTACCCATGTTCGCGTGTGATGAACATTGGTAGTATAAAACGTTTGGTGTATCATTATCAACTGCAATAGTTGTGTGTGCACCAGCATTACCTGGTGTGCCTGATGTTGTTACACCAGTTGTAAATTGAGTTCCTTTTGATACGTTGTTATAAAATCTTAATGGGTGTGTAGAGTTTGATGCATCTGATTGATCAAACTTGTAGTAGTATGGTTTGCCTGTATCATTACCTTTTAATTCAATAATAGGTGTTTCAATACCATTTACTTCATAACCTAATGTGCTTCCAACACTGTAATATGGAGAAGCTGCGGTTTTAGTAATAACTTTAACTGTAAATACTTTTGGACTTGTTGAAGAAAAATAAGTTCCTTCAAATCCTCCACCACCAGAATCTTTACTAATAATTAGATTACCAGCTTGATCTTGTATTGTATCTACTTTTAAAATTGATGCCATATTATCTCGCTGTTGTTGGTATACTTGCTCCTACGTTTGCTACTAAAGGTTCATCTGCTACTGCATAATACATGTAAACTCCTGAAGCACTATTAACACTATCATTAGTAGTTCTACATTTAAAACCATTAGAAAGAAAATTAATTCTATTAGTTCCTGAAGAAAGAGCTTCATCAGCATCTGTTTTTAAATATTCGTTACTTTCGTTATAACCATTTAATTCATTATCAAATATAAACCAATGGTTTGTAAAATCAGAACCTGCACTAGCATATCCAACTTTAATTATAACGAATTTTGGTTTAAATCCTGTATAAACAAAATTTCCATCAGTATTTCCATTTCCTTGATAAAAACCTACCTTAGAGTAAGCCTTAATAGATCTAAAAGCATAACACACAATATTATTTCCATTTCCATTACTATCAGCATTAGCCCCTAAACTAATTATAGATGCACCAGGTGCTGTATTTTGTAAATAACTTGTGTCATTAGCTTGTGCATTAGTTGTATTTAAATACATCTGTTTCCCATTTGGACTTTGTAAATCTTTATGGTAAACAATCCAATTAGAAGCCTGTGACATATTTTTAAACCATAACATTTCTGGAGCTGCTCCTAAACCATGTCCAATAGTGTGATTTCCACCCGTTCCGGCAAATTTAATAATTGAAAAACCTGCTGTTGTATTTGCTGAAACAGTTGATGTTGTAGAGCCATCTGAATTTGATGAACCTGCTCCATTTGCTTTCCAGTTCCATGATGCATAAGTTTTTCCACTACCACCATTTGCAAGAGTATCTGTTCCTAAAGTAAAACCATTACTATCAAATGTTTTTAAAGATTGAGCTTCTGTTGCTTCAGCTTGTGTTAAATTACAAAATATTCTTTTAGTAACTCCTCTTACAGCATCAAACATAGTATGATTGTCTGCATAACTTCTTGATTTTAACCAAGTAAAATCAGGTTGAAATCCTACACCTGTAATAGCATGAGATGCACCTGTCCCTGCATAGAGCTTGGTGTTCATATGTAAACTTGGTTTTGAAATTGTTGAGTATGCCATAATTATATCCTATCCATAAGTATTTAGATTCTTTGTATTTAAACCATAATATCCAGTTGGGCAATCATATTCCCAAATTGAATCGTCTCCAGTGCTTTTTGTTCCTGCACTAGCCACTGCTGTTGTACCAAATCTACCTTCACCAAAGTTAAACTCACAAATACCATCAGCTCCACCATACTCTCCAGATGCAGGAAAATAAGATCCTGTGTCTGTACTTGCAGGTGCAGTTATTGTTATTCCAGTTGTATTACCAAAAGTTTGATTTGTTGAACCTGAACCATTTGCCCATTGTCCACCTACTCCAATATATAATTTTTTTGTAGCACTATCTAAATCTAAAGCAAAAGTTAAAATATCATTTGCACTAAAACCAGCCATATAAGCACCTGGAGTATTTGTTGGAGATGTTCCTGCATTATTATATTTATGTCCATTACCTCCAGCGTCATTATAAACAACAGAATAATCATATGCTCTTGAACCTAAAATATTATGTTGACTTGCAGATTGTATATAAGATGGTTGGCTAGTTATACCCATTAAAGTATAATTTCCAAGTGTTGAAATTTTCATTTCCCAATACCACTTACCTTTATCTACTCCTATACCAGTTGTAACATATCTATAAGCAGTTGCTCCGCTAGGATTAGTTGTTGTATTACCATTTGTTGCAGTACCATCCCACCAAGAACTTCTACTAAAAGCAGATAGCACATTTGATGGTGTACTTATTGATTGTTTTAAATTTCCATTAACTGTGAATGTGTTTGATTCACCTGAACTATCCGTACCTAATGCACCAGAGCTTTCAAATTTTAAATGAAAACCATTAGTACCCCAAGTAAGTCCAGTTGGTGATTTAAATTTCCACTGACCCGTTGTAGAATCTGCTTCACCAAATGAAGTTGGAGCTAAAGCTGCACCATCTACCCAACTAATATGTGACAAGTATCCATCAAAATAATCTGATGATGCTCCTTCTTTTTTTCCAATAACATCTGTGTTACCTGAACCACCATTAAATTTCATATTAGCACTTGAACTTGGATAACTTGCTGTGTCAAATGCAGTTTCTTGAACTCCATTTACATATACTTTTATTCTATCAGAAGAACTACCTTGTGTACTATCAACAGCTACTTGAATATGATAAAAAGCATCAGTATCTTTAAATTTTCTAGTTGTTACAAGCTGGCCATTAAGAGAACCACCAGTTTCACCATAAATATTTAATCTATCTGTATTATCAAAATAAACTTTCCAATGATTTGAATTGTCTATATAAGAACTAAAAATTCTTGGATAGTCAGAAGTAATTTTACTTCTTTTAATCCAAGCAGAAAGAGTTCCTTTTGTTGAACTTCCTGCTGATGATTCACTTCTTGATAAATAACTATTTGCCATAATATTATCCTAGTTAAACTGTCCTGAATTATTTGCTCCTAAATTAACTGTTATAGTAAACGCACGATCTGCAGTTTGCCCTTGAGCATCGGTTGCACGAATAGTAAAACTATATGTTGTATCACTTGTAGCACCCGACTCAGTTCCAGTCAATGTAGATGAACCTGATCCACTATTTAATGTCATACCACCTGGAAAAGTACCTGATACTTTTGCCATTGATACTGAATCTGTTGCTGTTAAAGTTATTGTTCCAAAACTATCTCCACCAGAAAATGTACCTAGTGACCCTGCTCCAGTTACCCATGCCGGAACATCGGATACTGTTAATAAAGCTGTACCACTTCTTACTGCATTACCATCATTGTTTTCTATTCTTAAAAAATAAGTTCCATCAGTTGCTAGTGTAAATGTAGCTACTATTGTACTTGCATTTGTAAATGAAACTGAATCAGCAGAAGTAATAGATCCAGTTGAATTAATTGCTTCTACGATTGGTACTGAAACAAAATTACCACCTGAAATTGTAATTGCTGTTTGAGCGTTTGTAATAACTGCAGGATTAATAGATGAAATTGTAGGTTTTGTTTCACCTATAGTTACACTTCCACCAAGACTAACTGCAGAACCATTAATTGTAATTGCTGAGTTTGCTAAAGCAGCATTTGCAACTCCACCACCTGTTGTTGCAGTAAGTGTGCCGCCAACTGTTAAGTTTGCACTTGAAGGTACAGTTATTGTATCGCCAGCATCTCCTAGCTGAACTCCTGTGCCTGATCGTGGACTTACTTTATTTACTTTTACTTCACTCATATTATCTCGCTGTTGCTGGGTTATCTCCTACTAATGGTTGTGCTGCCCAAGCCATATAAATATATGTATCATTACTACCATTTTGGTTATCATTGGTAGTTCTAGCTTTAAATCCATTTGATAATAAATCTATTTCTCCAGTAGATTCTTCTGCATTATTTAAATTTGGATATAGTCTTACTGCTGGATTATAACCTCCTACGCCTGCACCTGATCTTTCTGTATCATTCATTACCCAATGTGCAGCACCATTTCTTCTTTTGCAAATAACCAAACCTGGTTTAAATCCTGTATAAACAAATGCACCGTCAGCATTACCGTTACCAGTAAACCCTCCGAACTTGCTGTAGCCAATTTTTTCTGCCCAAGCATACATAACATAAGTACCAGTATTAACTCCAGTATCATTTCCTAAAGTTACAACTGAACTTGTTGGGGATGTATCATTCCAATATGCTGTACCTGTAGCTTCAGCATTATCTCTATCTGTTTTTAGATGTTTAGTATTTCCCATAATATTATGATAAACTACTAATCCATCATTATTATCTAATCTTTTTATCCAAACACAAGCAGGAACAGCACCAAGTCCGTGTCCAACTGTTGCACCTGAAGTAGAATTTCCAGTAAATTTTGAAATCGAAAAACCATTTGTTGTGTTTACAGAAGTAGATGTAGTATTTATAGTTCCATCTGTATTAGCTGAACCTGCACCACCACCTGCTTTCCAACTCCAAGACATTTGCGTTTGAGTATCTTGGTTAATTCCAGTATCAGCTCCTATACTAAAACCATCAGCTCCAAATGCTGTAAGTCCTGCAGCAACTGTTGATTCTCCATTAGTTAAATTAGCATAAACAGTTTTTGTTACACCTCTAACTGCATCTGTTAAATAATGATCACTTGTATTACCTCTTTTTTTTAACCAAACTAAATCTGGTTGAAAACCTACTCCTGTTATACTAAGTGTGCTTTGATTTCCCAGGTAGGGTTTTGATTTAAAATTTACACCTGAATTTTTTATAGTCGTATAAGCCATTATGAGTTAAGTCCTTTCGTACATAGAGCAGTATATCCTGTAGGCACATCGTACTCAAATACCCCATTATTACTTGCATTAGTTCCTGCTGAACTAACAGCAGTAGTTCCAAATCTTCCATTTCCAAAGTTAGCTTCTAAAGTTCCTTGACTATCGTCATAGGCACAAGCAGAAAAATAATATAAACCATCTTGTGGACTAGCACTTACAGAAATAGCTCCTGTTCCTGTTGAACCTGAAGTAGGGTCTCCTGAATTTTGCCAAGTACCATTTTTAGAAAAATACAATTTTTTATTCGTTGCATCATAAGCTACACCAATTATATCTCCTGTAGTCCAACTGGCTACAGTAACACCACCTAAATTTCCGTTATTGTTTCTTACTGTTCCATTTGTTCTATAACCATATTGAGTAGCATATTGTCCTAATTCTTCTGTAGCACTTGTTGTAAATCTATCTGTAAGACCAAATAACATATCAGAACCACCACTAACCCATTTAAATTCTGCATAATATTTTCCTGTTGCCATACCAAAAGTTGAATTATTCCAAGTATATTTATTTGAACCACCTGTTACAATTTTATTATTACCATTAGAATAAGTTCCACCCTCATAAAAATTATGTAGGTTATTAAAAGTTGCGAATACGTTTGAGGGATTATCTTTATCATTTGTAAGTGTACCGCCATTAGAACTAAAATTATTAGAATTAGGAGATTGGTCTGTTAATGAATTGCCATCTTTTAAAATAAAAAAACCATTAGTTCCATAAGAAACACTAGGGGCAGTTTTTATTTTCCAAACTCCATTAGAATCTGTTTCACCAAAATCTGAAGCAGCATATTGGTAACCATCGCAAAAATGTATATGACTCATATAACCATCAAAATAATAATTAGCATTAGTTCCATGACTTCCTATACAATGTTTAGCTGCTCTATTAATACCCATCTCATAATTTTGAGTAGGAAAATTAGTTTCTTGTGAATATAATTGTAAAACTCCATTTACATATAATTTTATTCTATTTGTTGCAGTTGCTTGTGTTGTATCTAAAGCTAAAACTATATGGTACCATCCGCTGGTATCCCTTAAAAGAGGTATTGTTCTAAAAGCATCATTACCATAAGTATGTAATCCAATACTATCAGTAGGACCCCCAGTTCCACCACCACCATCTATTTGAAAAATAAAATTATCACTTGCACTACTTCCTTCACAGTTCCATAAAGTTTGTCCATTAGATGCACTTGTTAAACTACTTCTTTTAATCCAAGCACTCCATGTCCATTTTTGTCTATTACCTGCTGAACTATATGTTTTTGATATTGATGTACTAGCCATTAGTTAAATCCTCCTGAACCCGTAGCTCCAAATGAGTAAGTTATTGAAAAAGCTCTTGCAGCTGTTTGACCTTGCGCATCTGTTGCTGTTACTGTAAAATTGTCCGTAGCTGCACTAGTATGTGCAGTTTGTGTTCCTGTTATTGTAGCAGATCCTACACCAGTATTAAAGGTTAATCCTGCTGTAACAGATCCAGTTGTAACTGCAAAAGATACAGCATTTGTTGCTGTTAAAGTTATTGTTGAAAGTGCTGCTGTTCCTGAAAATGTTCCTAAAGTTCCTGCAGCTGTAACCCAAGCAGGCAAATCAGAAACTGTTAAAGAAGCTGATGATGTTCTAACTGCTAATCCATTTGGATTTTCTACTCTAACATAATAAGTTCCATCAGTTGGTAATGTAAAATTAGCTGTAATAGATGTTGCTGAAGTAAATGTAATTGAGTTAGCTGGTGTAATTGCTCCTGTAGTACTAATTGCTTCAACATGAGGAATAGAAGTAAAATTAGTTCCTGCAATCACTACATTAGTTGCATCGTTAGTTATAACAGAAGGAGTTAATGATGAAATTGTTGGATAAACAATTGGTAAATTTGTTAAATTAGCTGCTGATACAGCTGGTAAAGTTGCTGGAAAACGAGCGGAGGGTAAAGTTCCTGACCCAAGATTAGAAGCATTTAATGCTGTTAGGTTTGCTCCCGAAGTTGCACCTAAAGTTCCTGCTACATTTAAAGTTGCACCTGATGGAACTGTAATTGTATCACCAGATTCACCAACTTCAGTAGTTGTACCAGTTTGTGGTCTTATTTTATTTACTTCTAATATACTCATTAAATTACTACCAAATTCCCAGTTACTGTAACTGTGCCTGAAACTGTTACCGGTCCAGCCAACACTCCTGAATCCATTGTTTGAACATCAGAAATTGTTGAAGCGTGAGTTGTTACATAAGTTGTAGCTGTCATACTTGCAGACGGAGCTCGTTTTGCAGGGTAAGTACAAAATACAGTTTTAGTTCCCGCTGTAAAATTCACTTTGTTGTCTGAGTTTGAAGAGGAGATAACGGTATCTCTAGAAAGTGTATCAGTAGCTGCATCAGTTACTGTTCCAATACCGACTTCAAATTCAGATGTTCCGTCATGTGAAATACAATAAAACGTATTATTTGTAGTTCCAATACCAGCAACAAAAGTTTCAAAACCTGTTTCAGCAGAAGCTGATAAGTTTATCGTTCCTGTACCAGTAGATGTACTAGTCTGTTTAACTCTGTCATTTAATACAAAAGCCATTTATTAAATTCCTTTACTATTATGCGTCGCCTAGTCTAATAATAGCATTTGATGCATCAGCAGTAGGAAACTGAATAATAAAGTCTCCGTTTGTTGCTGTTTTATTGCCACCAAAATCTAATACTAAAACTAATTCGTTTCCGCCTCCAGTTGATTTATATATTGCAGCTCCTGCAGCAGTTAACGTAACAGAAGGAAAAGTTAAATCTTGAAAATCAACGTATGCAGTTGTTGTTCCTGCAACTCCGTTGTTCGTTAAATTGTTTCCACCTGCTGTGTAAGATGTTCCTGAAGAACTAACTTCACTACCTGTTTGATACACAGTTGACGTTGCACTGTAGCCTGAAATGCTTGTATATAAAGCACACTTAAACGTGTTGCCTCCATTACCAGATGTATCAAAATTATAAACTCCTTTTAATAAACCTGTTTTAAACGCATTAGGTACTATATTTGCCATTTTTTATCTCCTTATTATGGTGATGGTGATTTTAAAGGAGTTCGAATAACACCATCTTGATATTCGTCTCTGCGTCTACGACCTTGTTGTTCAATCGCGTACGTTTGTAAAGCCCTTTGATATGACTGTTCATAGTATTGTAACATATCTTTAGGACCTTTCAAGTATCCATATGCTTCTACCAGAGTAGCATACAAAAGTAAATCTTGATATTTATTGCTTAAATAAGTTGTTGTAGAATTAGATGCACTAATTGAAGAAGGTTGTTTTACATACGCCATTGTAATTGCATATTGAGCATTTGGAGTAGGTGCCACAACCCAAAAATTAGCGTCCCAGTTAGCATAATATCTTGGAATTCCAGATTGGACTGAAGGTCTATCGTAGTATTCAGCCATGTAAGATGTGTCTTTTTTTTCTAAAAAAACTTGAACATTTGGTGTTACCGTTGTGTCCAATAATTGAATATATCTTATAATTCTTAAATCAGATGGAATAGTTACATATCTATTTCCAACAGCTAAATTAGATGTAGCATAAAATCTATTATCATCAGAATCCGCATCTCTATAAATTCTATTTTCAGCATTTTTTGTCATAGTAGTTAATATTGCATCAGTTAAAACTGTGCTATCAACTTCAGTATAATCTCTAACATCGTCTTTTAAATTTTGAAAAGTATAAGCCATTATCTAATTCCTCTTAACATGGGACTAACATATGCGTTTTCCCCACCTCCTGTTATAGTGCCTACTGCATTATAAGGCAAGGTTACAGTAAAGCCAGTGTTAACTGTTTTTGTTGCTGGCATTGCTCCAGTGTTTTCTGTTCTTGTTGTTATAGTTTGAATTTTTAAACTTGGAAAAACATTTACACCTAAAGTATGTGCTGTAGCTGTAGTACTAGCTCCTGTTACACCTCTAAAAAGAGCATTAGTTCCTCTTGTTAAACCAGTTAAATTTTGTCCTCCAGATTTAGCTGAATATTCAATAACTTCTCTTTGAACAACAGGAACATAATCTGCATCTCCTGCTGCGGGTGTAGTTGAACTTTGTATAAAAAAGAAACCTGTATTTGCACAAAGATTATTGCCATCAAAAGTTACAGTTGTAGCTGTAGCAGATAAGTTAGATGCTAAAATATGAAATAAAGGAAATATATTTGTGCTTAAATTAAAAGATTCTATAGTATTATTACTAGCTCCATTAAAAAATAAAACTTCATCTCCAACTTTTAAGTTATGATTTAAAAAACTAACTGTTAATGTTGGACTACCGTTTGTAATTGAAAAAGGATCTTTTGGTAAAGCCATTGCAACAGGTGGTTCTTTTCTTGCTGGTCTAACATTTCTTAATGCAATACCATCACCTGTAATTGGTTTTGGTTCTAACTGTGGTTGTTTAGGTTCAAATTCTGAAGTATGTACTAATGCACCATTCCATTCTTTAACCATTTCTTTGTAAGGAAATTGCATTCCAGATCTGTCTGATATTGCAATTGCTCTTTTTCCTGATGCGTACTTTGACATTATGTTCCTGGATAATAAGTTTTAGGAGTTATATATGTGCTTGAAGCCGAACCATCTTCTGCAAGTGCTCTAGCTAATTCATCTTCATATAATAACTTCATTTGTTGAGTTAATTGTGGTGCGTGTTTTTGAGATAAGTAATAAGTTAATCCTGAAACCATACAAGGTACAAATCTAAATGGTACATCTGTTGCATTTGTATAGTCACCTACATCATCTATTCTTTTAATATAATATACATGAACCATTTTAGATGCATTAGATGAATCTGGTGTAGGATAAACATGCATTACAGTTCTATCTATAAATCTTTCTACCCAATATTGATTAGGAGTTCCTTTAGAAGTTTTGTTAGAAAAACCTGCATAAACAGATCTATCTACTTTTGTCATTGGAGTATCTGATTGATCAGTCGTATTAATACTTGATCTTAATTGAGCTTCCAACATATCACTAACGCTAAAAACATTTTCTGCAGCGTCAGTATTAGTTTTTGTAGTTGCTTGATCACCAGCAGCTGTAGCTTCTGCTGAAGATCTATATAATTTATACGTAGATTGTCCTTCTACTAAATCAATATTAGTATCTTTTATTTCCCAATAATGGATTCCTCTATTTCCCCATTCTTGAAATAAAATATTTAATGATCTTCTTGAAGATTTTAATTGATAACCAGTTACGTTTTGAATACCTAAACGTTCAAAAGCTTCTTCTACTATTTCATCAATAGTAAAATTTTGTCCGAATGTAGTAGTTCCGGAAGTAGTGTTAGCCACAGTTTACCTCCTTAACCAGTGTAACCGATAGATACCGATGTAGTATTTGTTAAATCTAAATATACTCCAGTTTTACAACGAATACCTTCGCCAGGAACATAAATGTCTAAACCTTCTGTACCAAAGTTTCCTTCGAATACTAAAGTTCCAGTTGCATCTGTTCCGTCGTAAAGTTTAATATTGCTGTTAGCAACACCTTCACCTTGAATATAAGTTATTCTAGCTGGTCCAATAAAATTACTAGACGCATCAGTAGTTCTACCAAATCTACCGTCACTTGTACGATTAGAAAATTGTTGATCTGACATAATCTTTGTTTACTCCTAATTTAATTTAGGAGCACCCGAAGGTGCTCCTTTAATTTAATTATTACGCTTCTTTAGCCCAAACACCTTGTGCTTCAATTACAGTCCAATGTGCTGTAGAATTTAAAGATGCAATTTTAACAAAGTCTCCAACTTTTGAAGTTGCTTTTGTATTAATACAATCTTTGTTATCAGTTAAAGAGCCAGCATATAATATACCGTCATTTGCATTAGGACTTATAGTCAATGCATTTGTTCCATCAGCAGCTGTGTTTACGAAAGTAAACGTTCTGCCAATTGAGATCGCAGGTAAAGTAAAAACAGTTCCATCAGTTTTTGATGTAAAAGTTTTTCCTGAATCACCAGCTACTACGGAATAGTTAGCTTCTTTTGCTTCGATGTTAAATCCAGTTAGACCGGCTTCGTTTTTCTTACCGACTAATACTGGTCCTCTAAATAGAGTTGTTGCCATGATTAATCCTCCTAGTTAATTGCGAACGTAGTCTCTAGGCCGTCGACTATACTCGTCCACGTTCATTAATTAATTGTATAGTGCTAAAACTATATACTACTTTTGAGTAGAGCGCAAGAGAGCCTGTGATGTGGATTGGATTTTTCCAACGATGTAGCTTTTGATTAAGTAGCTACAGAAACTTCGGGGGCAGCGTCGTCTATCTTATTCTGCAGATGAGCTTTTTTAGCTTCTGCCATTTTTATATGGCTAAGAACTTCTCTGACTTTTCTGTCAATTCTAACCATATTGAGAGTATATCTACCCTCATTAAGATGCTCCTGCTCCCATTCTAGGTCCAGTACCTTCTTCTTTTTGTAAAGGTCTGTTAGATGTGTTTGCATCTCCATTTATAACCTCCTCATAGGTTATTCTATTTACTCTTGGGTCATGCATTTCTCCAAGAGATTCCCATTTTATATCATTTTTTCCAAGTTTGTCAATGATAGCATTTTCTACTTCTTGTTGGGAATCTAAAGACTTAATAATAAAATCTGTATAATAGTTATATGCGGATATTTGAATTCTAAATTTTTTAACCATTTCTCACCTTAAATTGTAATTGTGGCGGAACAATGTCCCGCCACAAAAAATTATTGATTACGCACCAGGCGAACCAAAGATACCTCTAGGGTCTGATACTCCAAATGAGTATCTTTCTCTAGCTTTGTATCTAACGTTGCCAGTATCGAAATCACCTTCCATTGCAGTTTTCAATGGAGCTCTGTTGAACATTTTCATACCGTTAGGTACGTCTGTAATAATGTAGAATGCATCAGAATCTGTTAGGTAGTTGTTCACTCTATAACCTTGAGGAACCATACCCATAGATACGATTGCGTTTACATCATTGTCAGCTGTTCCAACTCTACCTTGAGATTTCATCAATCTCTCAGCAGTAAATTGAAGCTCAGAAGGAATTATCATTTTAACTCCTCTTGCTGCAACTCTAAGACCTCTTTCGTCAGTCATCTTACCGATGTCGATAAGAGCTTGTTCTAACGAAGTTTCGTTTAAGTCAGACGAAGTTGCCAACTCATTCGCAAATGTTCCTGCGATAGTTGGGTGATCTGCAGCCATTAAAGGCTTGCCGTCACCAGAGTTAAAAGTTGTGAAACCATTAATTAATGGGTCAACAGCTTTAACTTGCTTAGCGTTTGACATTGATCTTGCTAAAGCTTTTGTATATCTAGACGCAAGTCTATCATACAAGTTGTCCTCGATCGCTTCTTCAGTGATCGCGAACGCTAAAGCAACAGTCTCGTGAGTGTATCTCGCAGTGAAAGTTTCTTGTGCATCATCGTATGATACGCCAGATCCTTCACCTTTTACTTGTGCGTTTGCGAAACCAGATAACATTACTTCCTCTTCGAAAGCTCTGTCAGATGATTCCTCGTTATAAATTTCAGCATGCTGATTTTCATAACGTTTGTACTCCAGGCCAAATAGTGCATTTAAACCTGGTTCTAGTTCTTTAACTAGCTGTGCTCTTGATATTGCCATGTTTTTATGCTCCTATTACCACGTTACTCCACTACCATTGATGACTTGATTCAAGTTTTGTACTACTACATAACTTGCATAAGCAGATGCTGTATCTCCATTTTCTGGATCTTCAGCAGATCTTAAAAGTCTCCATTGGTGAGTGTTGTTGTGACGATTAGCGTAGTCTAATACTGCTCTCGATTGTCCTGAGTTTTCCTCACCCGGAGTTTGAGCTAGTGTGCTCATTCCGAATGCTTTACCATGCTCTGCCATAGCTACTGCAGCATCTGCAGCACCAATGTAGAGTTGAAAAGGATTGTCAAGAACGAAAGCTGTAACGTCTTCGCTATTAGCCGGAGAAATTGGTTGGTTATACCAGTTTGCCCAAGTTGGTTTTAGTGTAGTAGCAGCATTGTAAAAAATGCCGTTAAACACTCCAATTGTAGCAGTGGTATCAGATGCAGTTCCGTCAGTAATATATCCAGACGCCATTTTTACTGGTTGTCCTTGGAATATATCAGCATTGTAACCGGCATCTATTTTATACTTGCCTTGACCTGAAGTTGCAGGTGTCGATCCCATCGTTCCTGCAGCAATCAAACCAAAACCAGCTGTGTTTCTATTTGCCATTGCAATTGTCTCCTAATGTGCCTGCCTTCCGAAGAAAGCCTCCAGCACGGGTTAATTTAATTCAGTGATTTAAAAAATTACTTTTTCGTACCACCGAAGGTTACACGAGATTGCCTTTCAACATTGATAGGCATCCTCTTATCCTGCTCCTTCATAAGATCGTTTTCTACTGCTTCGCTTCGTTCTTTATGTCTATTCGACATATAGTCTTGTCGTTGCTTCGCGATCTCGATCGGTACCTTTGCAAGCAAAAGGCCTCCAACCCCAACTACCCCCTTGTATTTACCGTCTTCGATAACTGGATAATCTGAAGCATTTTCAATTTCATCGGCACGAACTAATTCATAACCTTCTCTTATTCTTCCGGTTATGTTTTTCGTGTCTTGAAATCCTACAACTTCAGCTCTTATCCATCTGTACCTGAATCCATCAGGTGCAGGGGGTGCATCTAGAGATGATGGTGGAACCCACACTTTTGGTCTTTCAGACTTTGACCGTGTTTGGTTCGCACGAGAAGTGTTTTTTTCGTCTTTTTTCATGTTACGCTCCTTCCTTCGTGTTTAATTGTTTTGCGTACTCTTCGAGTGGCACACCTAATTTTTTAGCTATTGCTACTTGTGATGATGTGAGTCTCACAGTTTTGCGACCAGGCTTTACACTTCTTGTTGCAGAAGCAACCGTCTGAACGGGAGCTGTCGTATTTTTATCAGTATTACCAAATTTATGCGGGAAGTCAACTTTAATTCTTTTATCAACTTCTGCATAATACTCATCAGAGTTAGGATCATATCCTTCATTATTAACCAAATCCTTATGAATCTCAAAAGCGGTGTATGTCATGGCTCTATCTTTACCAAACCAAGCATTTTTACCAGCCCAAGCTTCAGCTTTAGGATCTTGACTAAAATTATCAGACGGCTCTTGATATTGAGGCGCCCTTTGGGATTGATCAACAGGTTTCTCAGCCTGTTTTACTTCTCTACCTTCTTTAGCTTCTGAAAGTTTTGCATTCTCAAATGCGAGCGTTGCAATTCTTTTATTAGCTTCAACCTGAGCTTTGGCATCACCAGATTCAATTGCTGCAGCTAATTCTTTTTGTGCAGATTCTAAACCTGTATTAATACTTGTCTCAAATTTTTTAATATAATCAGAGTCAGTTTTTTCAAACCTTTTCTCTAATATTTTTCTTTTTTCTTCTACAGCTTTAGCATATTCAGTAGCAGCTTGTTCCCTTCTTTCTGCTTCTCTCATCTTACGAGTTAATTTCGAAATACGAGCTTGAACTCCTTTACTGTAGTCTTCTAGTTTTTCATCGTCTTTTTTTTCTTCTTTTTCTGTTTCCTGTTTCGTTTCTACTGTTTCTTTTTCCGGCGCATCTGTTTCAACAACAGCTTCGTCTTTTTTTTCTTCAATCGATACTTCTGCATCGGGACCCGATGTATCTATATCAACTGTTTTCTTTTCTTCTTCTGGCATAGTTACTCCTTCCTATGATTAAAACTCATGCAAGATGTCCTCTGGACTATCAATTGTTGCTAACACTTCATCGTCGTTTAGCAGACGCATCTCACCACCGTCTATTTTGATTCGGCTACCTGCGTATCGTGCAAACATAACCCAATCACCTTTCTTACACCATGGACCATCAGGATATCTCTCCTTATCCCTATAACAATCTGGTCCCATAGCTAAAACTAAACCACATTGAGAAGCAACTTGTTGCTTTTCTAAAGTAGTTTCAGCTAATACTATTCCACCTTTAGTTTTCTCTTTCATTTTAAAAGGTAAAATTAAAAGTCTCCAACCTGTAGGGTTGGGAATTTTTCCTTCTTCTTTTTTTTCTGATTTTACGCCAACTAAAGAATTATCTGGTACTTCAATTTTTGGTTTTGGCGTCTTTAATATCGATGACTGTTCCTTCATTTTGCTCCTTATCATTAAGCAGGTTAGAGAGTTCCTGTTTAGTTGCCTCTAGGGCGTTTATTTGTCCTATTATATAACGATACTTTTCCATATTGTCAACACCACCTGATGTAACTGATATGGCTAAAGCTTCTATTCTTGTATTTATAAATCGGATTAACTTAGTTATTACTGTTTCTAATTGCATTTAACATTTCCATCTTCTCCGTGCCTGTCTTATTCGAGAATTTGGATCGTTACGCGTTTTTGCAGATGACCTTTTTAATTGTCCTAATGATCTAGCGCAGTATGATTTTCTGCGATTTGCAGCTTTTGACCCTTTTTTCACTTTTCCAGTCACGGCTGTTTTTAGTTTTGAACCGGGATTTGCTCTTCTATAGGCAGCGACACCGGCTCGTGTCATACCTGCTCCAGATTTTGTAGATCTGTAGTTCTTTTTATTTCTAGGAATTGGTTTATCCCTGTTTCGTCTCATTACTGACTCTTTCTAATAGCTTCAGCAGTTGGTGCTCCTTTTGCACCTTTCTTTCTCATCTTCTTACCTTTTTTTCTTTTTTGATGAATGTTGTACCACAAACCTTTTTTGGCAGTGCGTCCGTCTTTAGTTTTATGAGTGTCTCCACCTTTTCTAAAACCAGCTCTTCCACCTTTAGACATTAATTTAAAATCTTCACCAGATATTGTACCGTCTTTATTTTTATCTAGTTTTTTTTGACCACCAACTAATTGTCCTGAATTATATTTTTTTCTCATTTATTTTTCTTTTTTTTAAATGGATCTTCTTCCATAAATTTTTTATATTTGGGAAATTTCTTTTTAGCAACACCATGAGCTGTCGCACCCCCAACACCTGTAGCTAAAGCAGCTGTAATTCCTTTAGTTTGATCTTTTTTTATTTTTATTTTTCTAGCTTTAACAGCTTTATCATATTGATCGTTAGCTGCAGAAGTTGATTTAACAGAAGACGCTACTTTATTAGTAGAACTAGGTGCATTACCAGATTGTGATCTTATATTAAGAAGAGCATCAGTATTTTTTCTTCGCTCAGTTAATCTATTTGCAATTTTTACTGATTTAATTGTTTTAGGTAATTTACTTGCTTTATATCCGTATCCTAAAATTCCCATTATTTTTTACCTGCTCCGTTTCTAAATATTTGTGTTCCTTTTATACCATAAATACTTGCAACGACAAGTATCCATAAATTTGTAAACCAGCTCGGAAGCTGTTGGAACTGTTCAAAAAATTCTTTTATCTTTGCAGCTGCACCCGGATCGTCTGAGAAGACCCCGTACGCAATAACTAATATCGGGAGCGTCAACACGATAAGTACGAACTCGTCTTTCCAGTCCGATTGCCTTGCTTCTAAAAGTTTACCCTGGTACTGCTCCTCACCGGAAGCCATACGAGCAGCATGCATGTGCTGTGCGTCCGCCATAGCCATTTTCGTCTCTTGACGTTTTTTAAATATGTGCGTACCAGCTTGTAAAGCAACTTTTGCTAAACTAAACCACGCCATATTAGTACCAAGTAGCTATTTTATTTTTGTTAGCAAGCATTCTCTTAGTACCTTTAACCTTTTCCTTGTCTCCAGTAGGAATATAGTTAAAAGAACCATTCGAAGTAGTCTTAGATCTAGGGTCTATCTCTAGATTTTGACTAGGAACCTTGATAACTTTTTCTTTTTTGTAGTTTATCATGATTTTTTCCTTTTATTAGTTTCTTTTATTAACGTCAATCGTTTCTTTTTTGTTAGCTGTAGCTAATTTAACATCTGCAGCCAATAAAGCTTTGTCCATAGTCGTTTCATCTCTCATTTCAGCTAATTCTTCGTTCTGATCGATTTTATCTTCATGAATTTCTTTGCCTTGGACTAATTTAGCTCTATCTAAATCAGATTTAGCTTCATCATAACGTTTTTTACGATAATTTTCTTCTGCTCTTAAGTCAACTTCTCTAGATTTTAGTTTTAAAAGAGGGTCATGGTCGTATTGAGAAGTAATTTTCTTTTCTTCCTTCATAAAATCTTCTGTCATCTCTGCAATCAACACTGCTTTTCTCGCTTCTATCTGTTGAGTCATCTGTTGTAACTGTTGTGCAACTTGTTGATTTTGTGCAGCCATAGCTTGCATCTGTTGCATCTGCTGTAATTGTTCTCTAAATTCTAATTGTATTTGTTCTTGAGCCATTAAACTTATGTGTTCTAAAATATTTTTTTGTAATGCAGCCATAACTGGTGGATTATTTCTAACCATGTTAGTTGACATAAAGTTTAAGTGAGCTGTAATGTGTGCTTGATGATCTTGTCCAGGGAAAGCTTGGAAAGGTTTCATACCTAAAGCATCAATATGTTCAATCGATGGATCTTTAGGTGCATTTGGTGGAGGCGGAGGTAATACCGCATCTATATTTTTTACACCTATTGCTTCATACATACTTCTATATACTTGGTACAAGTTATGAATTTGTGGTTGTGATGTTGCAAGTTGTAATTGTGTTTGAGCTAATGTAATTCTTTGTGACATAGAAAAAATATTTGGATCAGCTATTGGTACAACATCTATTCTGTCATCAAAATCAGCTTGCTTAATTGTTCTTGCACCACCGACCACGTCGTATGGATATTCTGGTGGTAAATATTGTGAAATAATTTTAGATAATAATTTAAATTCTTGTTTCATTGCTGCATACAGTCTTTTGTGTATTGCAGACATAACTCTTGAACCTCTTTCAAGTAATGCAATAGTAGTTCCTACAGCTGCATTTTGTTTTGTGTCTCCAACTTGCATATCAGCAATTGCTGCAAATCTTTGACCAGCTTGTACAACAACACCTAATAATTGTAATAATGTTGGTGATGGTTCTTTGTATGGTAATGGAAAGAAAGCTTCTCTTAAATTACCACCCGGTGCATCTACATCTTTAAATTCACCTGGTTGTATTGGAGACGCTTCATCTCTAACTCTAACACCTCTTTGTTTAAACCCTGCAGGTAAGTTTGCTAACGTTCCTGCGTCTAATAATTGACGGAGAGCAGACGTTGCCGTTCTGCTCAATCCGCCAATCATGTGAATGAGACCAAATCCATAAAATCCTAGTCCTGGCAGAAATTTGAAGTGGACAAAGTATTGGATTTTATTTTTTTTAGGCTCATTGGGCGCAAAGTTCCTTCTAATAGAAAGAACTGTTCGGCTGCCTTCTTCTACAGTTACTATGTAGGGCAATTTTATTCCAGTCGGTTCTCCATCTTCACCGACTTCTTCAAAACCTTCTAAATCTAAGTTAACGTGGCACTCTAATAAGTTATAAACTGGTTCTGCTTTTCCAGTTTTCTTTGTACCTTCTAATTCACGTTCTTTACTTTTTAATTCGTCATTTGTTGTAATACCTGGAGGCCCTAAATCTACATCTCTATAAAAACCACCTACTTGTTGTTTTCTTAATTCATTTTCAGAAATTTTAACAACATGTATTACAGATTCCGCATCATCTAAACTTGTTGCAGTGTATGGCACTACTAATTCATCAGCTGGTACAAACTTAGACACAACTCTTCCAATAGCTGTATCATAATAAACTTTTTTAAATGTTGATCCTGCTAGTGGTAAATGAAATAACATAGAATCAAACTCTGGTTCGTATTCTTTCATTTGATCCATTATTAAATAATTCATATAATCTTTTACACGTTGTGATTGTTGTTCTGTTGCTGGAGTCTTAGCTCCTATCACTTGTGTTCTAACTGGTCCATCAGCTGGTAATAATTCTTTGTATGCTTGTGCTTGGAATTGTGTAACTGCTTCTGCTAACACTGGGTGTGTTGCACCTGAAGCTCCTTGAAATGGTTCTGATCTATTTTCATATTTAAATCCTAAAAGATCTAAACCTTGTGTATATGATTGTTCCCATTCCTTTCTTGAATTTTTATAATCCATAAAATTATTAACCATGTCTCCACCAATTGGTGATAAAACATCGTCTGGTAAAATATCTGCTAGATTATCAAAATGTGATTCTGTTCCCGGTATATTTATAGCTCCCGGTTCAAAGTCAATTGTTGCACCACCATCTTCTTCTGGTGTAACTTCTACTGGTCCTTTTTCTGTGACTTCTTCCTGAACACTAACTTGCATTTCTTCTTCTGAAGGAAGATCAACTTGTTTACGTGTGTTAGGGAGTCCTTTATCTATATCTGCCATTTATACTCCTATATCTTCTTAACATTATTATACACATAAGGCAACCCCTGTGGTTTTGGTCCTGACTCAGGGGCAATAGTCTTTGTTAAACCTGCAATACCACCATCTGCAAACATCCTTGGTGGTAGCATTTTTTCATCTACAGGTTCTTTTGTAAAGCCATCTGTTTTTTGATATTCTTCATATATTTCATCTAATTCATTACCGCTATATGAATAATTATATGGTTTATTTC